AGAAAAGTAGTAAAATACATTACTAAGAAAGTTCAGGTTACTCCAGAGTATGTTATGAGGAATGTGAGAGACATTATACAGAAGCATGATAACGTACAGTTTTTATTCGCAAAAGGCAGGACAGAGGCAACTAGATTAACTAGGAAACTTTTCTTCTGCGGGGAAGACTACAAAAAATTAGATTTGCAGTTAGCTTACGATCTTAACTTATTATAATGTGGTCAAGTCCTGAAAAATATGAAAGAGAAGTCGAAGATGTCAATGCTAGACTAGCAAAGATAGAAGGCTTCCTAGAGGAGAAAGAAGCTCGTAGTACTTTAGCTGAATTTCTTAGGAACAACTTATATTTTACTACTTTTCTATTGACTGGTATAAAGTTAGCTCCATTTCAAGAGATAACTTTGAGGGGCATGTTTAACCGTAACTTTAGTATGTGCGTCTGGGGTCGTGGTTGCGGAAAATCTTTCATAGCCTCAGTCTATTGCTTTCTACAATGTATATTTGAACCAAACACTAAGATACTCATAGCTGGCCCAACTTTTCGTACAGCAAGATTTATATTTAACAATATAGAAAAGATAGTAGAGACTAAAGAGGCCACTCTTCTGGCTCAAGCTTTTGGTGCTAAAGCTAAAAGAAACGACCAGTACGAGTGGAAGATAAACGGGGGCACTATAACTGCCATTCCTTTAAGTGGTGAAAAGATTCGTGGTTTTCGTGCTAACATACTTGTTCTTGATGAGTACTTGCTGCTGCCTGAAGATATAATTAAAAACGTGTTGATGCCATTCCTTGTTGCGCCTCAAGACATGAAGCGCAGAATGGAGATAAAAGAAATAGAGGATAAGCTAGTTGCGGAAGGAGTCATAAAAGAAGAGGATAGGACTAAGTTCGAAAATAAATCTAAGATGATAGCTCTATCTTCAGCTAGTTATACTTTTGAAAATCTTTATAAGACTTATCAGGAGTGGGTAAACAAAATTCAGTCAGACGAAGAAGTAGGAGATGCTAAATACTTTGTATCTCAAATGGGGTACGAGGCGTTACCCGAAGAGATGATAGACAGAACTATTATTGAGGAGGCTCAAGAAGGAGGATCTTCTCACTTTTCTTTTCAGCGAGAATATTGTGCTCAGTTCACGGACGGTAGCGATAGTTATTTCAGTGCTAAAAAGATGGAGATGTGTACCCTCAAGGGAGATGAGGAACCTTGTACTTTAATGGTCGGAAGAAGTGGAAAGCGCTACGTAATGGGTATTGACCCTAATATGAGCGACAGTCCTACTGCTGACTATTTTGCTATGTCCGTTATGGAGATAGATGATGATACAGGACAGGGAACTTTAGTGCATACTTATGCTGGCCTTGGGAGCTTAAATAAACATGTAAAATATTTAGCTTATATTCTTCAGGCTTTTAACATTGTATTTATATGTCTTGATAATGCCGGTTCTGATACGTATCTAGATAGCTGTAATGAATCTCAATTTTTTAAAGATGCTGGTATTAACTTAAAGACCATACCTTTAAACTCGGATGCAGAAGGTTTAGAATATCAAAAATCTATAAAGCAAGCTAAACAAAAATATAATCAAGAAAATTATCAAATTTGTTTTAATCAAGTATTTACTAGTAATTTTATTCGTAGGGCTAACGAGCATCTTCAAGCTTGTATAGATTATAAGAAGATTTGGTTCGCTTCTAGGACAGCTTCTAACGAATCCTTTTTTAACAGGACTAGCTCTATAAGGCTACCTCATCCTAAAAAACTCATTTTTATTGATGATCGCAAAGAGTGGTCTATGCTTGATTTTATTGAGCATCAGGATGATATGATTTACCAAACTAAAAAGCAATGCAGCTTAGTTGAGCATAAAGCTACAGCTAGAGGCTCGCAGAACTTCGATCTACCTCAACACCTCAAAAGATCCACTTCAGCTAACAAAGCAAGGAAGGATAATTATTCTTCATTAATGTTGGCGAATTGGGGGCTTAAGCTCTATAACGACATAACTAAGGCCGAAATTAACACTAATAAAGAAACTTTCGAGCCTATAATGCTTTTTTAAGTGTAAGTAAAGTCGAATAAGCTTTTATGCCTAGCAAGATAGCAACTGGACAAATAGACGAGGCAGGTTTTCAGGATCTGTTCCTCAAGAAACTCTCGGGTTCCGCTACCGTTTCATCGGGATTTTATACCATAGCAAACCCGTCTGGATATGTGCCTTTGGCTGATGGCCCAGAATCTCTAACTGGATACAGTGGAGATATAATGTCTAGGACATCTGGATTAATATCTAATGTTTCTGGAGCTTTGGACGCAAGTGGGACTTTGCTTTTCGATAAAGCTGTAGATGTCTCTGGCTTTACGACTGGACTAAATCATGATACGAGTGGTTATCTTCAAACAGAGATAGAGACTGTTTCTGGAAATTTTTCTACGGTCAGTGGCGAATTTTTAAAGTCTGGCTCTTTCTTTTATTCAACAACAGGAGATTTTAGGACTGATGCGCCTACAGGAGCTCTATCTTACACCTCTGGAGACACTAGAGGTCTTTACGTTGTAACCGGAGATTCTACTCATAAAGAAGGTTGGTCTAAAGTATCACAACATGCTGATATGACAGGCTATGTGTCTTTGTCTAGCGGTGATATAAAGACTAGCCTAGAAGCTACTGGCACTAGCCTGACAAGTCTAATATCTAATATCAATTCAGATAGTTCAACTAAGTTTACAGCAAAGAAAACTTTTGGAGCAGGATTAAAGACTGAATTGATGGAGCTAGGAACCAATGGAGTCACAATGCGAGTTAACTCTAATAACTCTGTTAGCTTTGATGACACAAGTGGTTCTTTAGTTACCATAGCTCCCGGTTACGGTGCCGATGCGCCTGTGTTCTCTGTAACAGATAAAGCAGGACTGCCTTTAGTAGATATATACGATGATGATAGGTTAAACTTTGGACCGTACGGCAAAAATCCTTTTAATATTAGCGGAGAAAAAGCTTGCTTCGGTAATTATAGATCTTACTTTAGTGGCTCTGATATTCACTTAAGCGGAGACCTTACAGTGAACGATCTAATAACAGTTAGCGGCTTATCTGGTGGATACGCTATACTGTCGAACTTACCTGAACATCCACATACAGGCGGCTTGCCCATTGGCACGCTTTTCGTAAGTGGAAACAATACTGCCGGTAAAGGCAGACATTTAATGATAATTTAAAATGACAAAGAAAACAAAGAAACAAGAAGACGAGATTAAGCCAATGATGACTAGCTTTGCGGCTTCGCCTTATACTACTCTTGATAACCAATCTACTAGGAGCAGGAGAAATGTTGGAGGTCAAATAGAACGAACCAATAGGTTTGAAAATATTGATAACGGCTTAGTTCCTTATAAATACACAAAAGGAGTAAATAATAAAAGCTCTCTTGATGTTAGGGATGTAGTGATTCTTTGTCAAAAAGCTTATTATAACTTTGCTGTCTTTAGAAACGTCATCGATCTAATGACAGAATTTTCATCTACTAATCTTTATTTTACAGGAGGCAGTAAGAAGTCCAGAGATTTCCTAGATGCTTTATTTAAAAAGATCGATATGCAAAGCTTTTTAGATAAGTTCTTTAGAGAGTATTACAGGTCTGGAAATGTATTCATACATAGGTTCGATACTAAAATACAACCTGACGATTTAAGAAAGATTACTCAGACTTATGGAGGTAGCAAGCTAACTTCTCTTGCAGAAGAGAGTAAACTGCCTTCTAGGTATATCATACTTAATCCTGCTGATATTCAAATGGGTGGAAATATATCTTTCTTTTCTGGTCAGTATTATAAAATATTAACGGACTATGAGTTAGAAAGAATTAGAAACCCAAAAACAGAAGAAGATAAAGAAGTATATGATTCACTTGACCCAGAGACAAAGAAGAGTCTACAAGGAAGAAACGTTGGAATTATTTCTTTAAAATTAAATCCCGACAAAGTAACGCCAGTGTTTTATAAGAAACAAGATTACGAGCCCTTTGCTGTGCCTATGGGTTATCCTGTTCTAGAGGATATAAACTGGAAGTCAGAGATGAAGAAAATGGACATGGCTTTGACTCGTACTACAAATCAAGCTATTTTGTTAATAACAATGGGTTCAGAACTTAAGGATGGTAGCTTGAATATTAACCAAAGAAGTATTGAGACTATGCAGAAGCTTTTTGAGAACCAATCCGTTGGCAAAGTTCTTGTTTCTGACTATACCACCGAAGCTAAATTTGTTCTTCCAGACATAGCAGGTATACTTGATCCTAAAAAATATAGTGTTGTAAATCAAGATATTCAAATGGGCCTGAACAACATTTTGGTTGGCGAAGATAAGTTTGCTAATACTAGTATTAAGATACAGGTATTTATTGAAAGACTTAAGCAAGGAAGAGACGCTTTTATTAATCAGTTTTTAAATCATGAGATTAAACGTATCTGTAAATCGCTGGGTTTTAAAAATTATCCTAAAGCTAACTTCCAAGAAATCGAACTCAAAGATAAGACGACTTGGAATAGAGTTGTAGCTCAGCTGATTCAGTACGGTATCCTTACTGCTGAAGAAGGTCTTGAAGCTATAAGTTCAGGTAGACTTCCAGAACCTGAAGAGTCTTTAGAATCTCAAAAGAGATTTAGAGAGCTTAAAGATCAAGGTTTTTATTCTCCTCTTTTAGGGGGTGGCGGAGGTGGGGCACCGGCTCCAGCGGGTAGGCCTGATGGATCCACATCCCCTCAGACTACTAAAAAGGTTTCTCCTATCGGGGAAAATACTTCTGGCTCTCAGAAATTTAGCGTAGATAAAATAAAACAGAATTTAGCATTAGCTGAAAAGTTAGAAGCAGAGATTCAAGAGAAGCTTAAACTAAAATATGACAATAAGAGAGTAACTAACAAAATTAGAAATCTTTCTTCTGAATTATGTAAAATAGTTATTGCCAATGAGTCATCTGATAAATGGTTAGATAAAGCTGCTGAATATATTAATAACCCAACAGATACAAATGCAGAAGTTGTTCAAGAAATACAAAGTATAGCAATGGAGCATCAAGTTGATGAGTATTTAGCAAGTTTGTTATATGCAAGTAAGGTTTAAAACATGAGTGAAAATCAAGAAAATATTCAAGACGTAAATCAGTACTTTGGTGCTGCGGAGATAGATGTAATGGTTCCGGATATTCCTTTACCCCCAGAACCAGAAGAAAAGAAAGAGGTCAAGGATGAAATAGATGGAGCATTTAAATTTGCCTTTATCGGCGCCGGACAAGGTGGCTCTAGAATTGCTGAAAGCTTTCATAAATTAGGCTACAGAAAAATCGGTGTTGTGAATACCGCTCAACAAGATCTTAACTCTATAAATGTAGAGAACAAACTTTGTATTGGTGCTGGCGGAGCAGGTAAGGATAGAAGTGTTGCAGCTAAATGTTTCGAAGAAAGAAGAGATGATGTTCTTGATTTTATGCGTCGTTCTTTTGGGGAAGATGTTGATAGAATCTTTGTTTGTGCTGGAGCTGGAGGAGGTTCTGGCGCGGGTACATTAGTTCCTTTAGTGAAGACAGCTAAAGAGCTACAAGAGACAATTAAGTCTGGATCTAAGAAGGTTGGTGTCATTCTTGCGCTACCTAAGTACTCAGAAGGTAGAAAAGTAAATGCTAATGCTTACAATACTTTGAAAGAAGCTTGCGAATTAGTTAATCAAGGCGTTGTGTCTCCTCTTGTTATTATTGACAATGAGAAAACAAGTAAGCTTTATTCTAATGTATCTGTTTCTAATTTTTGGCAAACAGCTAATATGAGTACGGCTGGAGTATTTCATCTATTTAATATGACAGCTTCAAAAGACAGTTCTTATTCTTCTTTTGATTCTAGTGATTATAAAAATGTACTAGATTCTGGTATTACTATATTTGGAGCTACACCAGTTCCTAAGTGGGATGATCCTGTGAGTATTTCTAGAGCTGTTAGAAGTATTGCTCAGAGCGGGAGTATGTCTGGAGGTATTGATATATCAACAGCTAACTCAGCTGGAGCTATTCTCATTGGCGGAAAAGAGGTGCTGGATAATATCCCGCAGTCTAGTCTTGATGAAGCTTTTGATCAATTAACTAGAATTCTTAGGTCTGGAAGTGTAGTACATAGAGGAATATACAGTGGTGATAAAAATAACCTTACTGTGTTCACAATTATCGGTGGTATAGCGACTCCAGAAGAGAAGCTAAAAGAGTTAATGAAACTGGGGGATTTAGAAAGCCCAGAAGAAAAATAAAATTTCCATAATGGAAAAATTCAATGTAATTGATTGTATAATAGGAGAAATTTAAAATGGCAGTAGGAGACTCAGTAAGAAACGTATTCATGCTTTCCGCTAATTCGCCCGCCGGTGCAGCGGACGACGGAGGCAGTAAGCTAACCTTCCTCACCAGTGGTGCAGGAGCAGGTAAAATTAAATTCATGGGTGCTGGCGCAGCAATTAAGTCAGCAACTGATGTAGCTAAGGCAACCGATGTAACAGGCATTGTAATTCCTTTACATGGTGAGACTTTAGAGTCAGTTGGCGCGACAGAATATACTCACGGCCCATTGAATATAATCGGTGACCCAACCGTATCGGACTACTCTTTAACCTCTGGTGATCTGTTTGATAACGCAGGAAACGAAGTTGATGGTGGTGCTCAAAAATTTGTAAACGCTGTTCTTGACGGAGCTTATAGAGCTTACACTTCAGGTGTTGATCAAGGTAGCGGTATTAGCAGTATGACAGTGACTAGGGGAGACTTAAGCCTGTCTAATACTTCAGTTACTGATGGAACCGGTATTGTGAATACTTACACCAGATCTTATACAGTGAACTTTAAATATTATCAATCTGGAGTTATCCAACAAGGTGATAATGACGCTGTTGCGAGACCTGATATTGCAGCCGATGGCTCTGATGGCGTTCCGTTCTAACTTTGATCGCTAACATTTCCCTATTGCCCCCCAATAAATTTTGGGGGGTTTTTTTATTTTTTTTATAAGTTTTTTAAAAATAAGTGTATAAACACTTAGGTAACTTAATGCAATCTTATAGTAAAATGATGTCTCTTGATGTAGAATACTCTTACGGGAAAAGACTTACTCCGGTATCCGGAGATGATAACGCCGCAATGGAGTTCTCAAGTAAAGTCATGCAACTCTTAACTAGCAAAGCAAACGAACACAATTATACCACCGAGCAAGAAGTTACTTCTGAAAAATTAAAAGAAATTTTTGTAAGGAGTTTTTCTGAATCTTTACAGACAACACAAGCACTAGCTTCTGTGAATACTTTCTTACAAACTTGTTCTGCTGGAGTTGTAGATAGTGGAGATCACTTCGAGCCTTCTATGGAAGAAATAAAAGAAGCAGAGAGAGAAGTGAAGAGACACAACTTGAGTAATTATGATTTTAGAGATATAGAAGATTTATACTTTCAAAGTGATGAGCAAGCTAGAGCAGAAGCAAAAGAATGGATAAATAGTGTAATATAAAAATAAGGATAATTTAAAATGGCTAGATCAAGTAATTCACAACAAACTCAAGGAGTACCTTCTGTATCAAGAACGGCTAATAAGGCAGGGGCCGGTGCCGTAGTCGCAGCAAGCAGCGGTGATACTATTGTTATAACAGATATACTAGCCTCAGCGGCTACAACATTAAGCACTTCGGCAGCAGGAGCAGACACTATCATTGCATACGCTCCGGCCGGTGGAACAAATTTAAACCAAGGTATTCAAGTACCAACTAGTTCTGGTGTCTACAGTAGCGCCGGTAACGTAACAATGAACTATTATATAATCTGATGAAGTATACAACTATTTTCAGCTCAAATGTAAGGCCTGTAGTATCTGAAGAAAAAGATAAGTACTTAGCTTTAGCTTCTGCTATTGAGGTAGCTCAGTTCGTCCCTGAGGTCGATGAAAAACAAGTAGATCTTTTACCAATAGCTTTTAATGCATTTGTTGCTAATAGGGTTAATAAGAATGGTGATGTAGTTGATACTGATACAGCAATGGCTTTTTATAAAGACTTTAAAAATAAACCAATTAATATTGAACATAACAGAGACAGAGTTATTGGTACTATTTTAACTGCTGGATTTTCTGAATTTGGTACTGACAAGCCTTTAACAGAAGAACAGGTTCAAGAAATCAAAGGGCCATTTAATGTTACTTTAGGTGGCGTGATCTGGAAGGTAGTTAACCAAAGAGTAGCAGACCTTATTGAAGAATCAGCTGACCCAAGTAGTAACGACTATATGAAAATTAGTGCTAGTTGGGAATTAGGTTTTAAAGATTATAATTTAGTGCTTTTAGAGGGAAGTGATAAGAACATAGAGAATGGGCTAATCGTTGATAATGTAGACGAAGTTGCATCTATGGAAAAAGATCTAAAAGCTTTAGGGGGAGAGGGTAAGACTAGAGATGGAATGTTTGTTTACAGAAAAGTTGTAGGCGATGTTGTTCCTCTTGGTATAGGCCTTACTGAGACCCCTGCTGCCGACGTCGTAGGCGTTTCTACTAAAGATACAGTAGAAAAAGAAGTCGAGCACGAAGAAGACACTTTTGCTGAAGTAGAGACTGAATCAGTTAATGCTTCACAAATAACAGAAAATAATGTAATAACCCAAAACGAGGAGTTAAAAATTATGAAAATAGAAAGTATTAAAGA